CAATCAGAGAATACTATAACCAAATAGTTGATGGGGACATAGTTGTATCTGATCGTGTGCGTAGGGTCTATAAACATTTAGTCGATAAGCTGGAGAATCCAGAGCAATATATTTATGACAAAGACAGAGCAGAAGTTGCAATTGATTTCATTGAACTGTTCTGTAAACACTCTAAAGGGAAATGGGCTGGGAAGCCTGTAAAGCTTGAATTATGGCAAAAAGCCTTGATTACAGCTCTTTTTGGGTTCGTAGATAAAGATACCAAAGTAAGAGAATACCAGGAACTAATTCTTATTGTGGCACGTAAAAACGGTAAGTCCACTCTATCGGCCGCAATAGGCCTTTTTTTATTGGTTGCTGATGGTGAGATGGGTGCTGAAATATATAGCGCTGCCACGAAACGTGACCAAGCAAAAATTATATGGGATGAAGCAGCGAAAATGATTAAGAAATCAAAGTCGCTAAACAAGGTTTGTCATGTACGAGTCAATCGAATATTGTGCGATGTGAATGACGGTAAGTTTGTACCGTTATCATCAGAATCAAATAGCTTAGATGGGCTTAATGTACATGGAGCGCTTATTGATGAATTACATGCTATCAAGGACAAAAATCTATATGATGTAATCGTTGATGGCATGAGCGCAAGGGAACAACCATTGACTATCATCACTAGTACAGCTGGCACTGTGCGTGAAAGCATATACGATATTAAGTATGACGAAGCATGCCAAATAGTAGATGGTTACGATGATGAACAGGGGTATCAAAATGAAAGGATATTACCAATCATTTATGAGTTAGACAGTCGAAAGGAATGGACTGACCCTAATTGTTGGGCAAAGGCTAATCCGGGACTAGGAACTATTAAGAGTGCAAGCCAATTAGCTGAAAAGGTAAAAACCGCACAAAATAATCCTATCCATGTTACCAACCTTTTAACAAAAGACTTTAATATTCGTGAAACTTCATCGGAAGCATTCTTGACATTTGAACAACTTAACAATACGGCTACTTTTGATATAGCAGCGTTAAAGCCACGATATGGGATTGGTGGAATAGATTTATCAGCAACAACAGACCTTACTTGTGCAACATTATTATTTATGGTGCCTAATGATCCTGTGAAATACGTTAAGCAAATGTACTGGATTCCAGAAGATTTGTTTGATAAACGAGTACAAGAAGATAAGGTGCCATATGATGTATGGTACAAGAGGGGCTTCATACGAAAATCACCAGGCAACCGAATAGATTATCGGCTGATTGTTGAATGGTTCAAAGAAAGACAAGAGGAAGATGATATCTATTTATATAAATGTGGGTATGACGGATGGAGTGCAGCATATTTTGTAGAAGATATGAAATCAGAGTTTGGGCGCTCTGTAATGAACCCAGTCATTCAAGGCAAGAAAACTCTGAGTGGCCCAATGAAAGCACTAGGCGCAGAATTAGAAGCAAAATTAATAAATTATGATAACAATCCTATATTGAAATGGTGTATGGCTAACGTGGAAATAGATGTAGATCGTAATGGCAATATCCAGCCAACTAAATCTATTCATGCAAAGAAGAGAATTGATGGATTCGCATCAATGTTAGATGCATACGTTGAGTATGAACGAAATCAAGAAGATTACCACAATGTTATTTAGGAAAGGAGGTGAAATGATGAACTATCGAAATATCTTTAATAAAATATTTGGATTTGGAAATACCGATAAAGCTAATTTAACTGGTGCAGAATTTTTAGATGGATATACAAATGTATTCACACCTTTTAGTGGGGTGCCATATACAGATACAACCTTCAGAGATTGTACTGATACGATTGCTAGACATCTTGGAAAAATGAAATTAAAACATGTTAGACGAACAAGTGATGGAATGGTGGCAGGGTTACAGTCTATCAATCATATATTAGGTACAAGACCAAACCCATTTATGACGGCTAGTGAATTTCTTGAAAAGGTTGTTGCACAGTACTTTAACTACAACAATGCTTTCATTTATATTCAGCGTGATATAAATGGTGTAATTACTGGGTTGTATCCATTAGATTTTGGTAGCGTTGAAATTAAGGTAGACACTGCAAATAATTTATATGTGAAGTTCCAGTTTATTAACGGTAAAAGCATGACTGTACTATATGATGCGGTGATTCACATTAAAAGGCATTTTAACACCCATCAATTATTTGGCGAGGATAACTCAAAGGCATTGAAAGAAGACCTTGATTTATTACATGCCGTAAAAGCAGCAATTATTAATTCTGTTAAAAATGGCAATTCACTACGTGGGATTATCAATTTTGAAGGAACAGTTCGTGAAGATGACCAACAAGCATTGTGGAAACAATTTACGGAAAGATATGTATCAAATGCAAATGGCAGTGGTATTGCAACGCTAGATAACAAGG